CGCTGCTGGAGTCTCGACACAGACTGTGCGCAAGCACGTAGACGAAGATGAAGACTTCGCCGAAGCCTTGATGATGGCTGAGGAGGAATACCGCGAGAAGCTCATTGGGCATCACCAGGACTTGGTCTTCAACGGGACGATCAAGAAGAGCTACGATCGCAACGGTAATCTCGTCTCCGAAGAGACAGTCTATCCAATCCGCCTCATCGAACTCGAGCTGAAGAAGCACGACACTGGCTACAGGGAGAAGCAGGAGATCAGCCATCAGCACTCTGGCGGTGTTCTCATTGCGCCTGCCGAGATGGGGAGCATCGAGGATTGGGAGTCCAAGTTCCAGAACATGAAGAACGTGACACCTGATGAAGAAGATAAAGATGTGGTCCAGATAGAGGGAACGACAGAGGCAGAGTGACCGAGTCAGTCAAAAATTGACGAGTGACTTTGTCCGATTCTGTCTCGAGAGATCTCTCGCCATAACTAACGTCTTCATCTTCTTCTTCGTTTCTTTAACAGAAGATAAAGAAGACGCGTCAAAAATAAAAATCCTATGCGACAAATAAGAGTTGCTCTACGCAATTCACATGCTACCCTATATGTAGGCAATAACGCCATTATCACGAGGTAAATCACAATGCAAATTCTGGAAGCTCTGCTAACTGCACCCGCTCGCCCCTTTACCACAACCGAGGAGGCGGACATTAGCTGCCGCCCCGAATTTTCTGATCCATACTACTGGCTCGAGGATTATGATCTCAGCACCCAACTCGGCGACAAGTTGGAGGCCATTGGCAATAACCTTTACCGGATAACCTGGATGAAGGATTTGCACAGCGAGTATGGTGAAGTCACAGTGTTCGGCAATCTCCAACAAGCTCTGGACCTCTTTTTCAACCACAAGTGAAAATCGCCGAGTGAGTTCGTCTCACTCGGTTTTTCTGATGTCACGTCCTCATTTTCTTCGGAGATAGATGGAGATAATCGAGGATAAAGAAGATGTAGATAAAGAAGACCGGAAGAAGAGGAGAGAAGTCCTTTATCACCATGTGACAACGGACGCTTGTAAAGAGCCGCTTCTGCGCGTAGTGTATGTATAGGCAATGGTGCCCAGCAACGAAAGAGGTAAACAAATGGCTTTCTCCACTTCCAACTGCTACTCCCTCCGCGACAAAAAGAATGAGCTTTCGGCCCAAGTCAAGGCTCTCACCGCTGGTTTCATTGCGCGGGGCGGCACAGTCACCGTCTGTCGGCCCGGTGTGGCGCAGGGCGCGTCGTTCTCCAGGAACAAGTCGCCGTTCAGTGGCCTCCGCGGCGTGCAGCGTCCCAGCCAGTTTGGTTGACGAGTAAGATTGACCGAGTCGGCTAGTCCGATTCGGTCTTTCTCTGGGCCTATCCTTCTTCTTCATTTTCCAAATCTTCTTCTTCATTTTCATTTTATTCAGAAAAAGCGCAGCCGATGATGATAAAGAAGACGTTTAAGAAGAAAATGAACGAGTGACAAAATTTGACGAGTCGGTCAATCCGATCTTCTTCTTCGGCCCCACTGTTTTCCTCTTCTTCCGCAGGGTCGTGCGTGTCCGCCACATTTCCGCCACATTTCCGCCACATTTTCGTTTCCAAAACAAAAACAAACTGTTTCTCTTTTAGGTGCAAAAAACTGTTGCACTATGCCCCAACATGCCCCATATTAGTTATATGGCAGCAAGGCAATAACGCCAAGCGCCACTAGCTAAAAGGTAAATACAAATGGCTACCACCAAAAAAGCACCCGCCGCCGCACCCGCCAAAAAGGCCGCACCCGCCGCCGCCCCGGCAGCACCCGCCGCCACCGCATACACAATGGGGCCTTGGCCTGCCAAGCACGCCAGCGGCAACAGCATCCGCTGCTATATGTTTAAGGTGGCAACCCAGCTAACCGCCAGCAACCCCAACGGCTTTACCGTGGCGCAGTATGCCAGCGCCCTTGCGGCTGGCCTTACGGCATGGGGCAACAGCGGTGGCAAGGTGCCAAGCACGGGGTTTGGCACGGCCAAGCAACCCAACGGCGCAGCACGGCAGCACGCACAATGGCCCACCCGCGCAGCACAGGGCTACCTTGTGCCTGTTACCAAGTAACCACCCCGGCCTGCCCTACGGGGCAGGCCACCACCCCTTGCCCCATAGGTGCCCCATGCATAACATTGCTTTACCGCTTGCCGCCGTTGCCCTTGTGGCCTACGCCTTGTGGCCTACTGTTGCCAAGCTGGCAACGCTGGCAACGGTGTTGCCCTAGGGCCACACCCCGCCCCAAGCACGGCCCGCCGTGCCACGGGGCCACGGCCCGCACTCGGTCCACCCTCTCTGCGGACTAACCTGACCCATTCAGCATTTAAGGACAGGAAATCCAGAATTGACTTTCCTGTTTCCAAAATTAGAAAAGAAAGCTGGACTTATTTGGCTTTTCACGAGTTGCTCGCCGTGCCATAATAGGCATATAATCGGAGGCAACATGTCATACCTTATCTACAACGAAAACGAAGTCAAGGGCAGTTATTCGGGTCCTCCGATTAACTCCCTCAATCCCAACACGCAGTTTCGCAAACACCTGGAAAACTGGTTCTTCCTAAAATTGACCTTGCGTAATGGGAATATGATTGATAGACATAAGGCAAGCAAGGAGCTTCTGATTTGCGATAGGAAATTAGAATTTTGGAGAAAGAAGCGGTCCTTCGACGAGAAAGAAGCGGAGCGCGACGTCGCAGAGTTGAGATCGCGTTGGCAGGAACCCGACGCACCGGAGGCTCGCAGTTTATGGAACCAAAGAAACTAGCAGCGAAACTCGGTATCCAGTGGTCGGAGAATATGGACCACGAAGATATCCTTGCAGAGCACTATCGGAGACAGGGAAGAACAGGCGTCCACTGTTGCCCGGACTGGGACTTTATGGCTATCCACGACCAGTCACCAGAGAAAGAAGCCTGCACCTGCGGAACAGTGTCCTAATCTTTTTGCGGAATAGGGTGCGCGTGCCTGCGCTATTTGGGACCTGAGAAATGACAAACGTCTCCGAATTTCCACTTATCAAGACAATTGATGCCGACGAGTCCCTGCAAATCGCCTCTCGTCTCGGAGCGAAGCAGGGCGTGCTCTTGTTCGAATGTCCTTGCGGTTGCGGGAGGATCAAGTGTATGGAGGTAGGAGAACCCAGCCATCGTGATCTGCTGTTCTACGCCAAGAACCTGGAGAACTATGCGATGGAAGAATATGTTGCTGAGGTAGAGGACGTCTCCGAAGATGAAATTTCCTGATAACGTAATCTGGAGGCCGATGCCCGGGAGTCAGGAAGCATTCCTGGCGAGCTACCCGATCTTCGAGGTTCTGTTTGAAGGGACACGCGGCGGTGGCAAGACCGACTGTCTGCTCATGTCCTTCGGTATGCACGTTGGAAAAGGTTTCGGAGCCGGTTGGAAAGGGATCCTGTTCCGGCAGACCTACAAGCAGTTGACAGACGTCATCACGAAGACCAAGAAGTGGTTCCCGCAGATTTGGCCGGACGCGAAGTTCAACCATTCGGAGCATGTCTGGACTTGGCCGACAGGAGAGCAGCTTCTTCTTCGTCAGTTTCAGAAGGCCGACGACTACTGGAACTATCACGGACACGAGTATCCCTGGATCGGCTGGGAGGAACTCTGCAACTGGGCCACGGACGAGGGCTACAAGCGCATGATGTCTTGCTGTCGTTCTTCGACGAAGGGTATGCCTCGTATGGTTCGTTCGACAACGAATCCATACGGTCCAGGCCATAACTGGGTGAAGTATCGCTTCAAGCCTGTTGTCATGAACATGATCGTTCGCCGCGATCTGGTCGATGAAGATGGTTTGAAAGAGCCGCCGCGCCTCACAATCCATTCGCACATTGACGAGAACAAGGCTCTGCTCGAGGCCGACCCGGACTATAAGCAGAAGATCGCTGCTGCGGCCCGTAACGAGGCGGAGAAGAGGGCATGGTTGGACGGTTCTTGGGATATCGTCTCCGGAGGTATGTTCGATGATGTCTGGAACCCGAAATGGAATGTGGTGCCGAATTTTGAGATACCTGACACTTGGAAAATTGTCAGGTCGTTTGACTGGGGCGCGAGCAAGCCGTTCTCAGTCGGCTGGTGGGCCATCTCCGATGGTTCGGACGTGCTCTGGCCTGACGGAAAGTGGCGATCCACGGTTCGGGGCGACGTTTTTCGAGTCCGCGAGTGGTATGGCAGCACAGGAAAGCCCAACGAAGGAGTAGACATGTTGGCGGTGGAAATCGCCGAAGGCATTGTCAAACGCGAGTTGGAGTGGGGCTGGCGTGTCCCAGGAGACAACTGGTGCCGAGTGAAGCCCGGTGTAGCCGACTCTCAGATCTTCGCGGCTGAAAATGGCAACTGCATCAGCACCGATATGAAGGTGAAAGTCCGTCTCGACGACGGTTTTCGGTATCCAGGCATCAAATGGAACCCTGCAGACAAGCGGCCCGGCTCTCGAGCAACTGGTTGGACGCAAATGCGGCAGCGTTTGAAGAACGCGCACCCGAAT